TGTAGTACTGCTTGATACTGTACAACACGTTGCGCCATAGTAGAGCTGTTAGGGTCACTGACGGGGATTACCTCCACCATCATATAATCTGCTGCCTTAGCGTTATCTTCGCCTCTTAGAGGCGTGTAGCTGTACTCTTCAGGTGCATACTCAGCCATGATTTCTTTGAGCATTTTAAACTCTTGTTTCATGGAGTAGTGAACCCGTGCCATTACTGCAGCCATAGGTTTTAACGTGCGTTCTAGTAGCGCTAGAGTAGTGCCAACAGGAGCGTTTGCTGACATATCAGATATGTCCATATCGGCAATAGCGCCTAGTCTACGTCCTTCAGTCGTAATTTGATTCAGAAGTTGGAGAAGTGTTTGGCTAGGCTCTTTGTATGGTAGTGGCATAATGTTGTCGCGGATACTACCTGATGGTACGTCCACGTCTTTCCACTCGCCGGGTTCAATAGGTGTATCATCGCCTTTTATACGAAGACCACGAGATTTTAAACCTCCGGGCAAATTAGACAGAGTACCTGCGTCTACTAACTGACGTATCAGGGATGTACCTGCTTTTGCATATCCACCAATAATATGGATAAGACCTAGACCATAGAACCCAAATCCCGGCACATATACGTAATGTACAAAATGTTGGCGTTTAAGCATTAGCTCATCGTCTTCAACCCAATTACGTCTTATAGAGAGAATCTCTCCCGTACCACGCTCTATAGTTAATACGTAAGGTTTAGCTATTTCTTCCTCATCTTCGTCAACACCTTCAATAACTATATCGGCATGTACTTCGTAGAGTGTGTAGCGGTTGTCGTCAGTAAGAGAGAATCCACCTTCTTCGGCTTTGCGCTCTTCAATATCTGAGTGGAATGGTTCTGGTTCGCCTAGCTCAATATCACGATAAAACCCACCTGCTTGTAGCTTACGCATTTCATTCTTAGTTTTACGCATTACATGAGTTACACGTTCTGCTTGCTCAATATTACTTGCACCGTAAGGCACAATTACATCTTCAGCAGGTATATAAATAGCGACTTGCCGTCCTAGAGTAGGATCATAGTATACTTTTTTAAATGCTGACCCTGCAAGGCCAAGACTATATAGCATACGTTCATGCTCTGGACGATATTCGACCATGTTTTCAGTCAATTGGTAGTTCATATCCGCTTTAACGCGTATAGAGGCATCTAGTTTTTCTCTAGTTTCTTCGCCAATTACTTTTACTCTCACAGGGCCAGCGGCGGGAAATGTTTCAGACATAGTTTCAGCTTGAAATCTAATTGCTGCTTCTGCTAATACCGTAGAATATACGCCACATGCGCCTTCCCACGGGTCTGTACGTTCTTCGTATTTAAACCCTAATACATCTAATCCTTTGACAAATGTGTCGGCCCAATCTTTACGCCCATCAATATCAGTAGTTATATTACCAACAAGCTCATCTGAAATTTCTTTTAAGTGGCTTTCGTCTAATACTTCGGCAAGGTTCATGTTAAACTCTGAATCACCATCTATATCGGCATCAGGAATGATTGTGATTTCCATACTACCATCGTCAAGAGTAACGCTTTCTGGATTTACAATTTCAATCTCTAACCCAGAAGTTGGTTCCATTTCGCTCTCTTCGTCAATGCCCTTTGGTGCAGAGTAGAGTCCTTTATCTATTGCCATGTCTTTATTCCTAAAATATGCATATTTTTAATTAGTAACGTATTTACTTGTGTTTGTAAATCAACCATTAATAATATCCTCCACTGCGATGTTTAAAGTATCTTTGCTCTTCTGCTTCGTCAGAAGGAAGGCGAATAAACCCTCCCTGTCTAAATCTCATAAGCGCCATTACCGTGGAGTCTACTAAGTCATCGTTACTCATAAACGGAAACCCTGCTATTTCTTCAACTACTTCTTCTGCCCATCGTGTGGTAGGAACCCAACATAACCCTGATGCTACAATATCTGCAACGGAGTTGAGCCTAGCCAACTTGTCACCTGACCCTCTATGTGGAGAGTATATTCAGAAACTGGGAGTCCCATACGTCTCATTTCTTGATATAGTGCTACTCCAGAGCTTTTCTTCTCCACAATGAACGCATCTGGCGACCATTCTTTATATTCTTCTAGTGCGAGCTCTTTTAACTCAGGAAACTCTAATCTTTTCTTAATACTATTTAATAATATAATATTATATGCTTCAACTTCTTCGTTTAAGAAAACTCCCCACGTTGTAAGTGCGGTGAAGTCGGCACGATTGTGTGTTTCTGCAGCCGCATCTAAGGACATTATAACATATTCACACGACGGCGCGTTCTCGTTGTCCCATAAACCCCACCATTCTCGTTTTACAATCGACGCTTCTTCCGCAGTCGGCTGTTGTTGGTACTGAGAGTTCCATTGGAACGCCGGCATGGACGCTTTTGTCCGTAACAACGCTTCTAAATCAAAAAACTCAGGCCAGAGAGGCTTTTCTATAAATTTTTCGTCGTCTTCATCTTTTATTTCTAGTATAGCGGGAAATTCTACCACCTCATACTGATCAGAACGTTCATTCTGCCCCATATCACGAACTAGTCGCCCTGTCAAATCGTCCATATGCCACCGTGTCTGGATTATTGCCACAGATCCACCCGGCATTAGACGTGTACGAGCACCAAAAGTAAACCATTCGTATGCTTTTTCAAATACACTAAAGTTTCCGTTGATAACATCTTGTTCAGAATGAGGATCGTCAACTAATAATAGATCTGCACCACGTCCGGCGAGCGCTGATCCAATACCACACGCGTAATATTCTCCGCCAACACTCGTATTCCACCTACCAGCGGACTTACTGTCTTTTGCTAATGTGGTAGCGGGAAATATGGCCTTATAATCTTCTGTAGCGAGTAAGTTACGAACTTTACGTCCGAAATCTACCGCTAGGTCAGTGGTGTGTGACACCATCATAACTTTTTTCTTGGGGTTGCGCCCTAAAAACCACGCTGGGTAGAATATAGACACGAGTTGCGACTTGCCATGTCGTGGTGGGATGTTAACACATACACGGTCTTTATCTCCTGCTTCAACTGCCATGAGCATATCTGCAAGTATCCGGTGATGTTTTCCCACTATAAACTCAGGCATCATACGTTTACAGAACTCAATTAAGTCCCCATGTGCTGCAATATTTTCTCGACGGTCTGCTAGTTCTCCCACCATCTTATCAATTTCTATGATCTCATCACCAGAAAACGCGTCTAGATTAGTCAGCATGACCTCAATATCGTCCTCAGTAAAGTCAAGCGCATTAGTCATCAAACTTGTCCTCTTCTTCCGGCTCTTCTTCTGGACCTAACTCTTCATCTAAATCGATCGTCTCACCATCTAGAACAATGGCGGGGTTTATTTCTTCCATACCGACTAACTTTGTGAGCTTGGCGCGTAACTTATCTTTTAACTCGTCCGTTGTCTGGTGAGTTATTGTTACTTCACTCTTCTCTGCGAATAACCCAACGTCACTTATTTTACCTAATAGCTCTAATGCGCGTATCCGCACTCGTGGGTCAGGGTTCTCGGTCTCTTCAATGAGTTTATTTGTAACTAGATGACGAACTTGAACGGCACTCTCGACTATTGAGTGACCAAATTCATTTAAAATACTATGTGTTGTCATGAGGGCTGCGGGGGGTAGAGCCGCTACACGTTTGTTGCTTGCCGATTTTTTTGTTTTCACCGGATCACTCGCATATGATAACGCAAGTTTTGCAGCAATGTCGTCAGTCTCACGTGTTGATGTTACGTCTAACCCATGTTCTTCTAATAAAGCCGCAGTGCTTGCCGCCGCCTTTATGTGCGTTTCTAAAGTCAAAGGTGTTGTGTTCTTGTTCAACGGAACGCTTAGTTCGGGCTCAAGAGATATAGGCATTTATTTTTATCCGCAGGTTTAATTAACCGTTGGAACCGCAGTATACCGATTTCTAATTTTTTTACAAATAATTTTTTTGGGGTGGGCGAAATTTTTTATAGGGGGGCCTTTCTGGTGAGAAGGGGGTGGGTTAGGCCAAACGTAAAAAAACATGAAATTCTCGTGCAAATTAGTAATTATAGTACAGTATATACAGTCAAAAATAATACGCGGTGGTGGGGTAGGGGTAGGTCTTTTTTTATGCCAGTTTCCGTCCGTTGTACAAGTCGGCGATTTTTTTTGCGATTTTTTAAAACTTTTTTTCTTTTTCTGGAATGTGTTTAGACTTAAGTCGACATCGTTTTACTTATATATATAAACATGTTATAAGTAGTTATCAGCAAGACATAATGCCTCGCTGCTTCTGTTATCCAGTCGGATAATAGATAACTTAACATACCTTGAAAGGGTATTAACTATCATGACTACAAAAACTAAAAAGAAAATTGTCACCACTGTTATCCAGTCGGATAATAAGACTTCAACGGTTTCACCTGAAATGGGCTTTCTATATTCAAGCTCTGCCTCTTGGGTTGCCTATTCTCACGCCGCGCGCGATGGTGAAGATGCAACGGAGGTTGGCGATGAACTACGTAAAAACCTGATGGCTGATTGCAAAGAAAGAAATCTTAATCAACTTCACTTCATTGATCCCGCGAATAAGAAATGTGCGGCTGATGGCGACGAGTTCTGGGTTGGTCTTAAGGATACAATCGCGCAAGGTTACCTTACTGAGTACGAGTATTCGGTGTTTTCTGAAACCGATCAGTTTAAGCTCTTGCATACTCCCGCTTCTAATGAGTACACCGCAAAGCTCAAGCCTGTGACATTAGACAAACTCAATATCAAACATGGTATGGTTAGGCTGCAAGATGAACAGAATGCGCTTTCTGGGATTGTTTCAAAAAACATCGATCGTTTCAGGGGCAAGCTTGCAGCATATAACAATGAGGAGCAAGTATCCAAGAAGAACGGTTATCAGATCAAAAAGAAATCGAAACTGGATAAAGCGGTCAAGGACAGCACGCCA